GTCCGTAGGTTTTTAGCCGATATTTTATAACGACTACCCGTTCTTGAAAGCCCGTACTCCTTAAATAATTCTTTAGCAGTCGAGTCTTCTGTTGCGTCTATCATCGCTCCAAGATTTTGTTTCCAAGCTCGTAACAACAATTGATAAAAAGCTTTGTAAGCTACCCCGCTCGTCAAATCATCGGACTGATAAAAAACTAAGTATAGATAATTACCTTCTTTTCGGTAACCTGCAACACCACCTAAATCCCCCATCTCTCCCTGTAAAACCATAAAAGACGAACAATCAGAAACAAAGGTTCCATCAAGGGCTTTCGCTTCTTTAGCAAGTTGAGCTACTTGTTTAGGGTTTGCTCCTGCTTCATCGTCTCCAATAAAACTCATTGAAAGTTCCTTGGCTCTACGGGGTTGCGGAGTTTCTTCTGGTGTTGCACCTTTATCTAGTGGGTTCTTTCCGTCATCCTTGCCTCCACTGTCTTCATAAATAGTAGTTTTCATTGGCTTACCGTTACGCATTACCGTTCTGGTAACCCGTTTCAGCTTGTTCAAATCCTTCTGACCACCTTTTTCCAGCTGTTCGTAGAAACTGTCGCAAGAATCCGCATACAAGTATAAGTCGTAAAAAGTTGAAAATCCGTATGCTTTTACTAAATAATGGTATTTTTCTGTTAATTCCTTATTCTCAGAAATAACTTTTGTATAATCTAAATCCTCATTTGTAGTCGCTTGCAAAAACGATTTACTAACAGGTTCGTCATTAGTTATACTGTTTTCTGGCATGTCTCTTAAGATGTTCTTAATGACCGCCTGATAAGCTTCTTCATTGGTCATTTCCTAATGCTCCTTTGTTATCACTGACAACGTGATTAGTCTATCATAATTTTTTAATCTAAACATTAAAATTTAATTAAAAATAATGGGTTTTCTTCTACAGAGAAAAAATGTCCTATTTTAATTTTTCTGAGTCCTTATATATACTTTCTTATTCTAGTACTTATATATACTAATACTATAATATATTATATTATATAAGGAGACCAAAAATTTAAATAGGACATTTTATAGTTTAACCGAATTGAGCATAGATATCTGTTGGAGTTGGTGCTAATTGAGTACTAATCCAATCTGAATCAAATCCATATTGGTCTGTACCAGTGAAGACATTCATCAGTCTTTCGTAACCCAACATAGAATACACACTCGCTTGACTGTAATGGTCATCACCTTTACGTCCAATAGTCTGCCTAAATCCAGTTGGAGATTTTTCATCCTCTTCATCACGGATAACAACATTGCCCCAGTGTTCAATATAAAGAGCTAGTTCTTTGTCAGTCCGTTTGTAGAATCCGATTTCCCCTTCTTTCATCTGAGTGATGTATCGTTTGTTCTGCATCAACTTATCAGCAGTAACCTTATTCCCTTGTTCTGACCATGTAGGTACTACGTTTCCAGTAGACTTAGGTGTAGATGGGTATACACAGCCATATACTCGCTCCTTACCGTACATTTGAATGAGCTTGGCTACTTTATCCCCGGAGTCTCCAACATCTGCTACGATGATGTCAGGCTCATATGGGGCTAGTTGCAATTTAATAGATTGCATGTCCACATCTATAGCGTCAGGATTCAACGGGTTCGATTTACCAACAGAGAACAGTTTGATAAGGTCTACCTTCCCGTTAGAACGAACTCCGTGAATGGATACCCAGTGACGGTTACCCCAGTCAATACCGACAGAAATAAAGGCATAGTCCTTACGGTTCGGTGGTGACTCTGGTAGGTCTCCTCTACGATTCTTCTCGACATCACTTGGTGTAACAGTTAACTTCATATCTGCGTAAGGATAGCCAAGCGTATAGTTGTAGAACGCTTGCTTAGAAAGAGACTTCAATTCCTTACGCTTTAACTCGTCTGCTGATACCCATACCGCATTCATCTGACTAATCATGTATCCTCTAGTTCCATCTCCGTCTTTTGTACGGTTAGGGAACTTCGGTACCCACATACCATTATACCAACGGTCTAGGGGAGCTCCACACTTTTGACAAACAAATTGGAATGAGCCGTCAACAACGGTCTTCGCTATGACATCAATTCCTTTAGGATTTACACAAAGAATGTTCCCACGATTTTCCACGGGTGATTCTGGCGTGTATTCATCATAACTCATTTCATTGTAGAAATTACATTTTTCACACTTATGAAGATAATAATACTGGTCTGATTGCTCAAATAAACGGTGGATACCAATATCAGGAGCACTCGGAGTTGACCAACGAGTTACAATCTTATAAGGTGAAGACGACATGGACTCTAATGCGGATGCTTCGGCTAGTGCCGGAACACGGTCATACTCATCCATGGATAGGTAATCAATATCGACCCCTTCAACTGCACCCGGTTTTGAGCTTGTACGGAAGTAAAGGAAACTATTCCGTATCTGTTTAGCTTTTAACGAGTTTACATCAGGGTTAACGATTGTCTTATAGTAACCTCGTTCTAATACAGGGTCTAGCCGTGTCTGTACGAATTTGGTCATTTGGTCGTTCGTAGGGAACGTGTATAAACATTTCACCGCATCATAGCTATGTGTATCCGCAAAATGTAGCATGGTTCCTACACCCATCTCAGATAGTCCTAATTGCCGTGACTTAATAATAGCTTTGGTGCGGTGCATGTCATTGATGATTTGCACTTGCCATGGTCTATGCGCTTGTGCCTTTTCTTGTTGTCTACCCGATATCATAAAAGTAATCGGGTGATTACGTACTGTATGATTTTTTAAGAGGTACGTAGAGGGCTGTAGCATGTCTGTTAAGTAGGCTAGTTGTTCTACAGTTATGTTTTCAGTCCCGTACATCTCATTAGCCATCTTAGCTAGTTGACTGCCTTTACTTTCCATCTAAAACGTTGCCTCGTTTTCCTTGTTCATTTGAATTTCCTTTTCAACAAGCATCTTGTCTATTGTCTCTTCATCCATGCCTGCAAGGTCTACTAACGAGATAACTTCCTCCTCTTCCCCATTAATATCAGCTTTACTGGTCTCTATGTAGCTAGAGATAATTTCTTTCTGTCCTGACGGAAGTGCAGGCAACGTTCCATTACCTTCTCCTGCCATAGAGTCAATTTTGTTAATTTGCATATAAATTTGAAATAGTCGAGTCAAATCCCCAACATCTGAAATTTCAATTGCTCCTGCTTGCACTTTTGCCATATACTGATTGATGAGGGTTGTGGACGCTTCGTTAAAGGTATCTCGAAGCTTTTCTTCGGAAGTCCGCTCTAATTTTTTCTTTTTTGCATTCTCTTCCAGACGTTCCTTAAGTCCCATAGTCATCCTCCTTGTGAATTACTGTAACATGAACGTATATCTTCGCACATGTTTACTTTTACTAACGCAGACAGAGCACAGGTATAGTGATTTACTGTTGCAATTACCGAACCGTTAGACCGTACAAGTGTTGCTAAAGGTCTATGACACACGACACAGATACGGGTTGCACTTACAATCCGTTTGTCACCTTTCTTAATCGTGGTCACCTTTTCGGAATTACTTAAAAAGTAGCGTCTCTGCTTTTTAATCTCTTCTTTAGTTAGAGGCATCTGCTCTCACCCTCTTACTTGTTAATTATATTCTTGATTTCTCCTAGTTCTTTTAGTACTATTTGTAACTGTTCTCTCGTGTCATCGTGCTTTTTTTTATCCTGCATTTTTAAGGTAAAACGGTCAAACAACGTACTGGCAATATAAGCCCATATAGCACCACTAAGTACCCAAGTAGCGGACTCGTGATACGGGAGGTTAAGCCTGTCTGCAACCCATTTTGTTATTCCTAACATCGCAAGAACAAATGTAATAATAAATAAAGATTTAAAAGCAGTTCTTTTCTTCACTGTCATAATTCCTCACTCTTCCGTTCAAATATTTAGCCTACTATACTTAATCTAGCACACGAGTCCAGTAGACCCTCTTGTGTACTATATTAAAGGTAGCTCTTAGGAGAGAGGAGTTACAATCCAATGTATGAACTGGCATTTATTTGCATGTTATTTTTACAACTGATAGTATACTCAGCATCCTACTACGTGACCCAAGCCATCATTCTAAAGAAACTACAAAACGACATCAGCCCGTTAGCCTCTTTCAGTAATCATGCTGTGTTATTGACAGTCAGCTTAGGTAGTATACTTGCCTTATTTTTCGGGTTTTATCTACCTGTTATAGTAGTATCGATCGTTACTGTAACCGTAGGTGCTTATTTGTGGTTCTCGAACTAAGCGGGGTTATCTGAGCCGATTAAACTTAGGGAGGAGCATGAATGGATAACCAACAACTGAATGAAATCCTATTAAGGCTACAGCGCTTAGAAGACCGCCTCCAACACGGAGAGTTGACGAAGGAAGGTATTAAGCAAGACAACCAAGAACTAAACAATGCCTTGCAAGAACTCAAGGGAATTGTCAATAGCTTAGACAAACGGTTTGCAGTGTATGAAGAAAAGTACGGACACCTTTCTTATCAAATCACTAAACTTGAAGAGACGATAGATGCTCTTGAAAATGTTAATGACCGTGAATCTGACCATAAGCGTGACATCGTAGAGAATATCTTTATGGTAGTGCTAGGAGCCGTAGTAACCTACCTCTTCGGAATGTTGAAAGGGTAGAATATGTTATACTTATATTATAAGTATACCACAATCTGAAAGGAGAAAACTGTAGTGAACTATACCAACAAGGTGCAAGAAAAAGTCCTAAAAGTAACAGACTATCACGGTCGTGTACAAATCATTTTTCCTCGTAATGTCGGGGGTACAACGTTCGATGCTTTGTCATTATTAAACAGTGCGTTAAGAGGTAAAGAACCACCTATGTTAATTATGCACGCAGATGGCGAAGGAACACCAAGTCGTAAATCTGATTTTACTTATATGAATGTATACCAAATTATTGATGCTAGACCAGAGATGGTAGAAGTGCCTGCTGAAATTCAAGCACTTTATGTTAAACCTGACGGAGAGACAAAAGAGGCAGAGGAACAACGCCTCTTAGAAATCAAGAACTACTTTGAGACTAGGTAAGAGAGGGTAACTCCTCTCTTATTTTTTTACTCAGAATGCAAATGTCCTATTTAAATTTTTGGTCTCCTTATATAATATATTATAGTATTAGTATATATAATTACTAGAATAAGAAAGTATATATATAAGGACTCATAAAAATTAAAATAGGACATTCATTGGTGTATGTTAAAATACTTAGATAGCCTTTCTATCAGCTAGCTAGGTGCAAATTTAAAATGTCCTATTTTAACTTTTTGACCTTCTTATATAATATATTATAATATTAGATATCTATTAGTATAAGTATTAGAAAGTATATATAAGGACTCAGAAAAATTAAAATAGGACATTCTCAGAGTAAGCAAAATATATTAAAAAAGATGGGTTAAACTGTTGACAATAAAGTGTATCTCAGCTATACTATTTATGTAACAAAGATGAAGTATCGGCAGTACTTCTAAATTTCTCCTGAGAGTCTGTTCTCAAAAAACCTATAGTGCGTGTTTATTTTTTTCTTTTCTACATTCATTATACTGTCAAGTTATGGTATAATGAATGTAGAACTTATTGGCAGGTGTCTGACATCGGTAATAGAGCTTGACTGTTAATCAAGAATATGCGGGTTCAAATCCCGCCCTGTCAGTTGTACACCTGATACTCCCCAAAGTTACATATCAGGTGTACGGAGTGTTCCTTAACATCTTCTTTCTAAATTTTTAGTTGTTGAAGAACATGTAGGCTTAGTACAAAAATTATCCCCATTTTTAAGCCCTGACTAATCCTCAGGGCTTGCTTTTTCGGAAGGTTACTCTAGTGGTTGATGAGGACAGGTTGCTAACTTGTTAGGCGGTAAAACGTGCAAGGGTTCAAATCCCTTACCTTCCTTATAAAAAAAACTTACAAAAGTTGTTGACATCTTTTGTAAGGATATGCTATATTATAAATACACCACAGCTTAGTGGTTGAAAATTGAAAACTTAATAGCACACAAACCTAGTGAAGAAAGTTTGAGCAACTTGCTAGGACAACATGGGATTGAAGACTAAATATGCTTGATGACGTGATAATGTTAAACGGTGTAGACATACTATGTGGTAACATATAGACAGTCACTAGTAAAAGCTAGTGTTAGCAAAGTGTTGTGTGGAAATTACGCAGAGGTAAGGTGCAAGACTTTCGGGCGAGACAATAGACGCTCCAGTGGAGAATAATCTTAGTTAGGCTTAGCGTGAGAAACTAAGCAAACCTAAGAAAACTCAAAACAATCGCTACTGATGAGAAGCCTAGAAATAGGTGTATGACGGAAGAAATTGGCACGAGTAGCTTAACTTGTCAGCTCTTTGGAGTAAGCAGATGATAAGTCAAAAAATGACTAATAATGTTTAACAATAATATGCTGAATGTTCAAGTGAAAGTTGTTGGCTGTTATGCCAGACCATGCAAGAAAAAGCAAGAAGAAGCATTGCTGTAGCTCGGTAGTGTTCAGCCTTCTTGGGCATGTTACCTAATAACCTTGAAAATAATCAAAGCAGGAAGAAAAGCCTGTGTGCTGTTAAGTTTTGAGTTTTTAACTCTGAGTTATACTAGTCGAGGGTAGAACAGGCACCTACCACTTAATTGAGATGCAGGGTACGCCGTCCTGCCGACATGTATCTTTTTTAAAAGTAAAGGAAGAAAGAAAATCGATTCCATATGACGGTGATAAAAGACTATGGAACAGCCTAAACTATGTAGCTACAAAAATACTAGTGTTATAGGACTGAAAAGTATCCTAAGTACGAAGTTTGATACACCTAATAACAACTTCGGAAGTAAGGGGGGACATCCCCTAAGGCTAAACCTTTACTTTTTAATATTACTGCTGAGGAGCCAGACGGTAAGGCATCAGGCTCATAACCTGACGATAGTGGGTTCGACTTCCACCTACAGCAATAAAATAGAAGAGCCTGAGGTAAGATTGATAACTTTGCCCAGTACTCAAACCCTGTCTATGAAGATGTGCTATTAGCAACAACACATTGGAGGCGCAACAGTTGGTTCTAGTATTCCCAACTAAATTACACGAGTAGGTTTCGTGTATCTTGGCAGTATAGGGCAGTGGCTGTCCCATTCCGTTGTCAGCGGAAAACACACGGGTTCAAATCCCGTTACTGTCGTTCTAATATGGGTAGTTGCGTATGACAACGTATAACGCCTGTATTAGCGGACTTGCAAGAAAGCTAGATAGGAAAAACTACCTCAGAGTTATTAATATTGGTTTTCCTGTAGAGACTGTTATGTAAGTAGCAATAGCAGATTTTTGTTTCCCAGTGCAGAACTTGGTAATAAACCGAAATGCACTAACATGGCGTATTGGTCAAGCGATAAGACATCGGCCTTTCTAACCGAAATCAGAGGTTCGACTCCCCTATACGCTATTGCAACACTACTACTACTACTAGTTATGAAAGGAGGCACTTATGATGCCAATAAAACACGTCAAACACATTTTGTGTCATACCATTTTTCTCTCATGGTCACTCTTAACATTTTTCATTGCGCATCTAGGTGCCTCTTTATTTGATGTTGTCATATAATCATTAGTCTATTTTTCATGTATTTTTTTCATGGACTATTAGCTCAATGGTTAGAGCAGTCTGCTCATGACAGATAGGTTCTCGGTTCAAGTCCGAGGTAGTCCATCAAATTAGGGAGGAAAAATTTCCTCCCATTATTTTTAATTTAGGTGTTGACTTTCCTAACAGTAGGTGTTAACATAGGTTTACAAGGTAACCAGTAAGGTGCTTGTGAGGTTCGAATCCTCTATTACCTATTACTACTAGTTGGCATTTAGCTAGTAGCATTCTCTTTCAATTATCTTATCTTAACGTTCGGGAGGAAACCACTCTCTCCTCCCGATATGCGCTGTTGGTGTAGTGGCTATCATTTCCGGCTCCAACCCGGAAGACGGGGGTTCGAATCCTTCACGGCGTGTTTTATTATAAGGGCGGTACCGAAGTGGTTTAACGGCGTGGACTGCAAATCCAATGTTCGGGGGTTCAAATCCCCTTCGTCCTTTTCAGCATAACAATACTTGGTCAGGCATTGTTTTAGTACCTACTCCTTGTCGAAGGAGTAAACTTCAAAGATTGAAGGGAGACGTCCCACCAGACCCGATTAGAGGACGAGTCTAATCGTTTCAACCGTAGCCAAACTAGGTTAAGGCGCTTGTAGAAAACAAGAGAATGCAGGTTCGAGTCCTGTCGGTTGAGTTGAATATTCAACAGGTGCATCCGATTAGTGAAGCGTTTAGTGCACAAACTTTGCGAAAGGCTGTTGAAATATCAAGGCGATAGTTCAATGATGAACACCTCTGTCGTAGAGGAGGGCGGGTTAGACTCCCGCGTCGCCATTCGGAAAGGTAGCTCAGTAGGTTAGAGCACTAGCCTGAAAAACTAGGGGTCGGTGGTTCAATTCCATCTCTTTCCATTAGACCGTACTAAGGCTAAAATAAAATTCATAAACAAGGGGAGTATTTATGAAAGTAATTAACTATGGTAGCAACTATGAAATCTACGCAGATGATTTAAAAACGTATGATGAGCTACCCTCACAAACGTACAAAGTTCGATTCCATCCAATGTCAGGGTTCTCACTAGTAGTAACCGATGACTTTGAATTGAAGGAGTCGAAAGTATACGGAGACCGTATGGTCAAGATTGAAAAAGTGTTACACACCTTTAAAACCGTTAATCGTAGTTTGGGGATTATCTTGAGCGGAGACAAGGGTATTGGTAAATCACTTTTCACTCAGATTTTATCTCAACGTGCTATCGAAGAGGGTATGCCTGTAATCCTTATTACAGAAGCGTATCCGGGGATTGCAGAGTTCATCGACAGTATTGACCAAGAGTCACTAATTCTGTTTGATGAGTTCGAGAAAGTATTTAGTGACCGTGATGATCGTGAACCACAAGAAAAACTATTGAGCTTATTCGATGGGCTATCTCAACGTAAACGTATCTATGCGATTACAGTGAACAGCTTACACCGTGTGAACGACTTTATGCTTAACCGCCCGGGTCGATTCCACTATCACTTACGCTTCGAATATCCAGATGCAGAGGAAATCCGTACTTACCTATCAGATAAGTTGGACGAAGAGTATCATGGAGAAATCGAAAACGTGGTTAAGTTTAGCCGTAGAATTAAATTAAACTACGACTGCTTACGTGCGATTGCTTTAGAGTTAAGTTTTGGTATTCCTTTTGGGGAAGCTATTGCAGACTTGAATATTCTTAACATTGAAAATAACCGTTACACGGTTACTATTCAATTTAACGATGATATTGAAACGGTAGTAATTCCGTCAGAGCACTTAGACTTATTTTCAGAACGAGTATATATTGGTAGCCATACGAAGGAAGACCGTGTATATTTTGACTTGTACTTCAACAGTAAAGATTTACAGGTAGGAAAAGATGACACTATCGGTATCTCTGGTAAGCACGTAGAAGTTAAGCCATACCCTGATGAGGATGACGATGAGAAGTACGAACACATGACAGTCAAAAACATTATCTTCAAACAAACAGCAACCAATACTTACGGGTATGGGAACCTAGTTTAATATTTCCCCTCTTATGAGGGGTTACGCTGATATAGCTCAGTTTGGCAGAGCGCTTGATTTGTAACCAAGAGGTCGGGGGTTCGATGCCCTCTGTCAGCATTGTGAGCGGAAACTCACAAAAGCAATGTTTCAATTGACCTTGGGCATTGCACTGCATACGTTATTTTTTGAATAGTGTTAGACCCGACTACAGGTCTAACATTTGCCTTCATAGCTCAACTGGCTAGAGCACTCGGCTTTTAACCGAGGTTGTCGGAGTTCGAATCTCTGTGGGGGCATTAGGGAGACCACAAGGACATATAGGGTAGAGAATGCAACCCCTTTGGTCAAGGGTATGAACCTATTCAACGGGAAGTTAAAAGCAACCTTATCCTTGCCCTTTTTTTATTACGCTAGTGTAGCTCAGTAGGTTAGAGCACCATCTTGATAAGGTGGGTGTCAGAGGTTCGATTCCTTTCACTAGCATTGCAATTGCATTAATGTTTCCCCGAAACGTGACAAATCCTCGACCATAAGGGTTCTTGAAAACCGAATATCTGTGAGGACACTACCACCATGTAGAGTGAGGGCAGATAGGGGAAATGTTTATTACTAAGAAAGTGGGTGGATGTCATGTAAGACTTTAAAAGGAGGTCTTAACATGAGTAGAAGCTACAAGAAGCCTTATAGTTATTGGATTGTTATTAAACCTACGAGTGTTCGTAAGATTAAGTCCAGAGCGAATAGAAGGTACAGACGTAAAATGAATCAAGGGTACTACGATGACTGTAATCTGTCACCTACAGCGTACAAACGCATTGAGGACATCAAGTGGTGTGAAGACTTAGCTAAACATTACTGGGGAGCCGAGGGTAGTATGGATGACGAGTGGTACCGTAAAATGTTCAGAAAATAATTAAAAAGGTGTTGACTTTCCTTACAAGAGCATGTATAGTAGTTCTTGTAAGGAAAACAACGAACTTGGAGGTAGCAAGATGTATTATGTCTATATCAAAACAGGAAGAACTTCTTATGACTGTAACGCTACATTGATTGAGAAAGAAACATTGCATGAGGCGGAGTGTTATCTTGCAGAGTGCAAATACATCGAAGCTAACTACGATACTGCCAAAGAGCTAGTGCAAGCATGTATATCAGGCAATATTGATGTTTTACCTACGGTAGACGCATATGTAAAAGAGTATTATAAATCAGATATGCACGATTATGCTGACATTGTTTCGGATGCAATCACAAACGAGTTTGAAGTCATGAAATACATTGGTAGTGATGAGGACGATTACATTAACACTATCGAAGAATCAGCTATTATCGAAGGAACAAAGTTGGGAGTTTTCTAGAGGCTCCTGTAAAATTTATGCGGAAGTGGCGAAATTGGTAGGCGCGCGAGACTTAGAATCTCGTATCTTCGGGTGTAGGGGTTCGAATCCCCTCTTCTGCATTAACGGAAGATGGCTGTATTCCGTGGTGTGTATACGCATTGTTATTACAGCCTTTCACGGTGTAGCCCTAGACGTAGACCTTTGTACTAGTACTCTTGGACAATCTATGTCGGTTCTAGGAACTGTGCACGGTTGGAGGTTCGATTCCTCCCTACGCCATTAGGTCAACGGAAATTGACCTTTACGTTTTACTGGTGAAATCACGTAAGCAAGACTGTCCTGTTTTTGATTAGGTGACACCATAGGTTAAAGACCAGAACAACTTATCCTTATAGTCTGGTGGTGGAGTCGTTACAATTCGTAACGTCCTTTAGACTAATTAGTTAGTCAGATTACACAACGTTGTTCGGAGGCTGTGTCCTATAATAGGGTAAGCTTGCAAACTTGTTTAGATTTTCGTCTACACAGGTCACTGTTGGTTGAGTACTCACATGTCTCCGAAAATCTTATTATGGCGGGGATGTAATGGTTTCGACTGGCGTAAGACGCATATGAATAGCGGGCAGAGTGATGACTTAATCATCGCAGTAAATATAACTGCTAAAAACGAAGAATTATTAGCTGTAGCCTAGTTTTAGACTAGTTACACACTTACCCCTCTAGACTAGGGTCGATTCTACCTAGAGGTTCAAATAATCGACAACGCTGAGGTAATAGTGGATAACTCAGGAGAGGATAGTCACTCAGTCAGGAAGTATTTTAGTTAGTAGTTACATCCCTGACTCGTAAACTTAAACTGCTAACTACGCCCGTAGAGTTTTGTATGATTCTACGTTAGGACAGGGGTTCAACTCCCCTCATCTCCATACTGGCAGGTCTGTTATTATTCAGATATATGTGAGGGTTTGCAAGTACTAACTAGTCAATGGTACCCAAGAAAGATAAGGATTACTAAAGCCCGCCTGCTCTCTCACTAGAATGTGGCTTTGATAGTGCCTAACACTATCCTGTAACATCCGTACAGCACACGAGGTGTCCAAAGGGCTAGATATCCAACAAGTCAGGTAAACAGGCGTAAGGTAGCACACCTTCGATACTATTGAAAATGCGGAGTGTCCCTACTTAGTAGGTGCTGACTAACAGTAGTAAAAGTGTGGGAGCCACATTTGATTTATGTTACAATAGAGTTATCAACTACTTTAGCTGTTTAAATAGTTCGGTTTTGGTAGTTTACAAGTTGGGTCTGTGCGTGTACATAGATTAAACACACAAAGTGACTGTGTACCCAACTTGATTATATTTTAGGAGGTAATGTATTGACTACTAAGGAATTTGCTGATACCTTAGAGGTGACTATCGTTACAGTAAGACGTTGGGTAGCTTCTGGTATAGTTTGCCCTACTAAAAACAGTAAAGGTCATCTGGTGTTTACTGACGAGCATGTAGAAGCTATTCATAAGTATAAAACACGTAACATACGTTATTGCTCTATCTGTAGCAAACAGTTGTCAAGACGAACTAAATCCAACTTGTGTAACAACTGTGTGAAAAGTGTTCGAGCTGATAGAGAGGCTAAAGTGAAATTTGATTATTGGTTAGCTAACGGTTGTTTTAAAACACAAGCGTTGACTACGGTGAGAGGAAAATTTAGAGAGCTATTACTTGAACATTACGGTAATAAATGCGCAGTATGTGATATGCCTCCTATATGGCAAGGAAAGCCAATCGTACTTATACTCGACCATATTGACGGAGACGCTAGTAATAACAAAGAGAATAACCTCAGGTTTGTATGCCCTAACTGTGACAGTCAGCTAGACACATATAAATCTAAGAATAAGAACTCTGCAAGGAAACATAGAAAAAATTATTAATTTCGGGGAGTATCATAACTGGAAAAAATCGATTCTTGAAAAATCGTAGGCGTGTAAAAGCGCTTGGGGGTTCGAGTCCCTCCTCCTCGGTTGTTTTAGGTTAGTATTGTCCTCCAAACCCTATGAGACACCTACTTTCGGGCTAACCTAAAACTAATTTTATTAAGGAGTGTTATATATGCACTACACTGTAAAGAAAGGTGACACCTTGCATTCAATCGCTCATAAGTACTATGGCAAAGGATTCTTTTGGAGATTGATTAAAAGGTTTAACAAAGACATTAAAGACCCTAACTTGATTCATGTAGGGCAAAGGATTTATATTCCATTTAGATAGTACTGTGCTCCTGTAGTTCAATTGGATGAACAAACGACTTCTACTCGTTAGGTATGCAGGTTCGAGCCCTGTCAGGAGTGTAGGGTGGCTCCTATAATCAGCTCTCTTTACAATATCTCTGCATCGAGGAAGCCCTTGAGAGTTTCAACAGGCTAACTAGAATCCGAGGAATGTTCCTGTACCACGTTAGACAACAGGCGTTGGTTTACCCGTTACGAAAGGGACTAAGTTTTAATGGTGGCTTACCAAAAACCATAGAATGCGCATTTGAATTTAGTGCACCTGAGGGGGGATAAGGATAAGGGCACGTATTACCTTACGAGACTACGTGTGTGTAGGGTGTACTATTAAGGAACTATACTCAGTTGGGAGCCCATGCTTTACACGCAGGAGGTCAAGGGTTCAAATCCCTTTAGTTCCATAGCTTGGAGATTGTACAGCTCTAAGTGAAACAAGTTAATTAGCTAATAACCATGTTAGGTACCTATAGTATAATCGGATATTACAACCGCATAAAGCGGGTGATAGAGGTTCGAGTCCTCTTGGGTATCATTAAGGTTTAGTCAACCTTCCAAGGATTTGCAAGTCTGAGGAGAATAAAGGTGAATTAACACCGTTTGGCACTACCCCAACATCTTGCCTTTGTTGTGGGTACGGTAGTTAGACTAGATAAGTTCATATTCAAGGGCAAGGTTCTTATCTTCCCTTAGGAAACGGAGACCCGGGTTCGAATCCCGGCAGGCGGGTCGCTCCGCAGGTAGTTTAGAGGTTAAAACAACGTTTCCCGTATGGGTAAACTAATGGAGGGTTCACATGTTAGAACATAAACAATTAAACGAACATGAGACACGATTAAATCAAGAGATTGCAATGTTAGATGACCAAAAGGCTATTGAAACAGATAATATCTCGGATGGTTGGCACGATTTCGGTTCCTTATATCATCAACGTGCTATGTTATTTCTTACTGTATGCTTAGCTTTTAAGGATAGAGCTTGGAAATCTAAACAGCATCATGACGGAACAATGTTTAATGACCATTGCTTTATTGTAGGTATTGACACACCCGCAGGACAGTATACGTACCATTATCATACTGACTACTGGGATTTATATGATGTGAAAGAGTTAGATTTTGCTCCTGAGTATGACGGACATACCGATGCAGACGTAGGCAGGTTGCTGACGTTAGTGGAGGAACTAAAATGAAAAAGTTAGTATTATGTGGGTTAGCATTAGCAATGATGCTTGTTAGCCTATCTGCTTGTGGGGCTGACATTGATGACGAGTTATCTTCAACAAACAGTCATGAACAAGTGATAGATGAACCATCCGAAACAGATGACAACGATACTACAGGAACTTATCGCCCTTACGTAGGTAACAACGGAGTAGGTTTTGGTATTGATATTGGTGGCGGAGTAGTATTCGACCCATCCACAGGTGGTATTGGCTTCGGATTTTAAAAAAAATTACATTTAAGTGTTGACACTTACAAATTATGTGTTATACTATTTGTAGGGTTAAACAATTATAGGTTATTAGCTCCAACCTAAAGTGATGGGCTTGCGAATGCAAAATACCTAAGTTGCGGGAGCAAAGTTAATAACCTAGGTCATAACGGGAATTAGCGCAGTCTGGTCAGCGTACTGGTTTTGGATACCAGTGGTCACAAGTTCGAATCTTGTATTCCCGATTTAGTGTAAGTGATGCCGACCGATATGCTCGAAGGCGGGTGTATAGGCTTAGCCTTATGCAAGGGTAAGTAACAGTGTACCCCACCAAGTATGAACTGTTATAATAAAATTCGACCAAGAGGTAAACACGAAAAGGCAACTGGGTGGTAAGTGTTTACAACCGCAAGCTATTTTACCCTATTTGAGCTTGTAGTACACTAGGAAGTCGTAGAGGTGTACAAAATGGTTAATTCGTATCTTTGGTGAAACGAGTCCTAGCTCTACTCTAGGCAAGAATACGAGTTATGCGGACTTAGTATAACGGTAGTGCCGGTGGCTTCCAACCATCAAGTGCAGGTTCGATTCCTGTAGTCCGTATTGAACTAGACACAACCTTTTTAATACAGAAGTGATATCTTGCTGTAGGTGCACCAGTTGTGGACTAGTTTTTATCGAGGGTACGCTAGAGACGGCGAGCTAGGACGGGCTGTAACCCCGTTGCCTTCGGGCTGAGAGGTTCGAATCCTTATATCCTCATTAAATCTAAAGAATCACGGAGGGCGTTAAATGTCTAAGTTTTATGGATTGATTAAAACAACTACTACTCGTACTGAGGAGTATGAGAAGAAGTTAAAGAGCGGTAAAACAGTCAAGAAGACCCGTACAGTTACTGTACCGTCTGAAAAGGTTGTTACATCCTCACAGCCTGACCGTTTAGGAGCTCGTAAAGAGCTTGCAGAATTTGCACGTAAGTGTAACGGTTCGTTAGAATGGATTAGGGCTTTTAAATAGCCCTAACAAATTCTTTTAAAAAAAAGTATTGACAAGGTTTAAAACATCTGATATACTTTAGGTACACGCAAACCTTACAAGTAACATAAACGGTTCTAACCTAGTTAGAGTCTTATCCTCTACAGAGGGTGCCAAGACGTAAAGAATGCTACAGCGATTAACTTAACCCAACAAACTTGAAATTTGAAGTTGTAGGTTCGAATCCTGCTATCGTCTTCGGGCGGTATAGTTTAACTGGTAAAACAAGGTAAAGACGCATTCTTGTTACATACTAACAAAAGGTTTTGACTTCGGTCATAGTCCCACCGTATACGGTGCTGGGACGTAAAGAACGTAACAGCAATTATACTACTCAAACTTCCAAAATATTGAAAACAGTAATACGTTCTTGTTACATAATAAAACGGTTTTGACAATTGTCATAGCTCTATCTCATTGAGGTGCCAGAGCGTAAAGAACCGAACAGCAATTAACTTACAAACATCAAAACAGTTAATTTTGAAAACGTTGAAAAAGTGGTTCTTGTTACATATTATTTGATATTATGAAAAACGGTTCGGGTATCCGAGTCTCATCTCATCGAGGTGCCGAGACGTAAAGAAGCATACAGCAATCCCTTACTTAGGTTCAACTCCTATATTCTCAACCCAAATTATGAGGATGCCGATTGGTGGCATAACCGCTTCTTGTTACATAATAAAACGGTTTTAGCTCAGCTATAGTTCCACCCCAAGCGGTTGCCGGAACGTAAAGAATCTAACAGCTATTTTTTATCGCTTAAGGAGCCGTGGGTTACAGGTTCGAATCCTGTCCTCTCCATTTATCTTATTACGGGGAGGTAGCTCAACTGGATAGAGCAACGTATAAAATGATTCTTGTTTATTATGACAATTTTAGAGCCACGACAGGCGTGGGTACTTTGAAAGAGGTGCCCTAAAGTCACTAAGAGGAGCTAACGCTTCTCTTTTTTAATTTTTTTTACAAAAAAGTGTTGACTTATCTTACAACACTTGTTATGATGTAAGAGTAAGGAACAGACACAGTAAAAAAAGGAGAGATGTAATATGTCATTTTTAGAAGATATGAAATCAGAAACAACAGTTGGACGCACACAGAATGGTGCAAAGACTTACACTAGTACATTAAACGCTAACTTGGATTTCTTCGCTCAAGCAGGAGCTATGCGTAACCGTTTAGGAGACGTTCGTAATATGTTTGCGAAAGCGTTTGACGAAAATCCAGAAGTAGCATTACGTAACTTGATTCATCTACGTAACATCCGTTTAGGTGGAGTTGGGGAGCGCTCAGCATACCTAGAAGCTTTCAAATTACTAATCGATGGTCGAGACAAGAACAAACGTATGATTAATGTGTTAATGGACTATATGGCTTATGTAGGACGTTGGTCAGACTTAATGGATGTGATTGAGTATGGTAACATGCGTAGCATTCACTTTGTTGAAATCCATGGGGTAGAAATCATTGCTAAGCAATTAGAGAGTGATTTATCTAACATGAAGGAAAAGAAACCAGTTTCCTTGTTAGCTAAATGGATTCCAAACAACAGTTCACCAACAGGACGTAAACGCCGTTTATCTGTTAAGATTGCGAATCGTTTAGGTTTTGAAGGTAAGGCAGGGTTAGCTAACTACCGTAAAATGATTGCGATGTTGCGTGACTATTTAAACATCATTGAAGTGCGCTTGGCAAGTAAAGAGTATGATAAGATTGACTTGAACCAAGTACCTTCTAAGGCATTGTTTAAGTACCGTAAAGCATTAGCAAACCATATGCCAGATGAGTACGAAGAATTACTTAACAAAGTAGAGTCTGGTGAGGCTACATTAAATGCGAAGCATATGATGCCACATGAAGTTATCCGTGCTTATGGACGTAGTGCATACGGTTCGTTAGACCGTTCATTAGAAGCAACATGGAAATCCATGGATGACGTGCTTAAGGGGGTTAAGGACAATGCTATTGTGGTAGCCGATACATCTGCCTCAATGACATGGTGTGGAACCTCTACAGTTCAACCTTGGGATGTGGCGGAAGGATTAGCTATCTATACTGCGGAACGTTTAGAAGGAGCCTTTAAAGGTCACTTTATTACGTTCTCAACATCACCTAAATTGATTCAACTACCAATGTCAGGAACTCTACAAGACAAAATGCAAGAGTACTACCAACATAGCATCGTATCAGATACAAATATTCAAAAAGTATTTGATTTAATTCTAACTACGGCTAAACGAAATAACACACCACAAGATGAGCTACCTTCTAAAGTAATCATCATCTCGGATATGGAGTTTAACCGAGGCGTATCTAAAGATGTTAACCATAACGAAGCTAAACGCAAGTTTAACGAGGCGGGTTACGAACCACCATCAGTTGTTTACTGGAATGTAAATTCCGTCCAAGACAACGTGCCTGTACGGTTTGATGAGCACGGTACTGCACTAGTATCTGGATTCTCAACAAACATCCTTACACAAGTATTAGGTGGAGAAATTACATCACCAGAACAAATGATGATGAAAGTCTTAGGTAAACCAGAATACGACTTTGTACGTGAAGCATTAGCATAATGTACAAGCCCTAGCATCTTAATGGTGTTAGGGCTCCTGTCGTTGTTGACATAACATACATAATAGTGTATACTATAGTTATAGAATACATAGAAATAACTGGGGGAGGGGTAAACGATGAGTGAACAAGTAGAACGCAAGCTAGTTCTTAAACGAGTCCGAGAAGAACGAGGCAAGTCCTTACGTGATTTAGCCAAAGAACTTGGTGTACATTGGAGTACAGTTTCTTATTGGGAACGTGGCATCAAAGTCCCGAGAGAACGTAACAAGATGAAACTTGCTAACATTTTCAACATGACAAGCGATGAATTGCTTAAAGACGATAAATAAACATAGATTGCCAGAAATTTTGGCAATTTTTTTATAAGATAAGTGTTGACTTTCATTACAAGGTGCTATATAATAAAGTCAACAGATAAAGGAGGAATTAATTATGAATGAAGAAAGAACAGCATCTCAGGTAAAGGTATCATTGGAACGTAACACAGCAGAGTTTGTACGTGTGAAAGCATTAGAAGAAACTATCAAAGCTCAGATGGAAGAAGTGAAAGCAAGTATTTTAGCTGACATGAAAGACTTAGGTATGGAAAAGTACCCTACCGAAGAATACACTTACAGCGTTACTGCGGACTCTGTTACTGAAAAGGTGGACAAAAAAGTATTGAAAGAGCAGTACCCTAACGTGTTTAACCAAGTTGTTACATTCGCAGACAGAAAAGGCGGTCTACGGGCACAAAAAGTTAAGAGAGATAAAAAAGGAGAGTAATCGTCATGGCTAGAGAGAAGAGAGTGAAGGACAAAGTTGTAGGTCAGGTGTATGAAACATCTGACTTGTCCAAGTTTAAATTTATCAAAGGCAATCGACTAGTATCAGAAAACAGAAAATTACGTAAAGATATTGAAGAAAAAGGTAAAATCCTTGAACCTATCAAAGTAAACAAAAATATGGAAGTGACTGACGGACAGCACCGTATTACTATTGCTCGTGAGCTAGGGCTCTCTGTTCCGTACATCTTCAATGAGGACAGCACTAACAGCATCATTGAGATTAATAACACGCATAAACCGTGGGTCATTACGGACTATATTCACAGTTATACTGCAACAGGTAATAAAGAATACGTCCGATTAACCAACTTACTTAAGAAGTACCCTGCCCTGCGTATTAGTAAGACAGCACAGCAGGCGGTAGGAGATTCTAAACTACATTCTCGTGGGAATGAAATCATTAAGCAAGGTAACTTCAAATTCAGAAATTATGCTGAGTTTACGAAATATGCAAAAGCCTACCAGTCGTTTATTGACAAAACGAAGATGGCTTCTAATAGTTATGTACAGGATGCTTATTTCAAGTTATATGTCTTGGCTCCATTCAATAACACACGATTCATTAAGAAAGTTATCGCTCGTGACCTTGCGGAGCAGTTAAAAGGGGTAACGAACCTACCTCGTATCCTGCAAGCGTTCATTGAAGCAAATAACTCAGGATTGAAAGTACAGTCTAAAAACTGGATTTCTCTTTCAATGGATGAAGTAGGTATTGGTCATTTGAACAATGATTACAACGAAAAACTCGTTGACGGAACACCTACAGCAAAACTTAAATAAGGGGTGACAACTTGGTGGAAGATAAAAACCCAAAAATAGGCATCGTACAACGGAAAGATGGGGAGATTTCCATTCAGTACGATGGTAAACAGGGGACAGTCTTTGAACTCTTGGCTGTCCTCAACGCCAAGTTTTTAATAGATACTACCAACTCTCCTGCACAGTACCGTGAGGTTTTTAACCAGTTACAGGCAGAGATAGGTAAGCATTATAATATATTACTACTTGACAAAACAAGGAAAGCAGTTGAAGAACGTAAAGACGACTTTGACTTTTTAAATTAAGGGAGGAACAGCCTACATGGACGTAAAGAACATTAAGACTTATTTGACAAGAAAGCATAATGCATGGATTAACTCAATTGATGACCCTAAGTTGGCGAGAGAGGTAGCATCCAATTCATTGATTGCCGGAGGAGCTATTGCTAGCCTCGTTCAAGGGGAAGAGCCTAACGATATTGACATTTACTTGTCTGACCGTGAGGTTGCATTGAAGCTAGTTGTTTACTATATCAAGAAGTGGAATAATGACAAACGCCACCACTCTGAAATCGGTATACGTGTTAAAGGTAATTGGGATACTAAAAAAGAGTATAAGAAAGCACTGTCTCATCGGAGTACAGAATCTTTGGTTTGTCTAGTGTTAGACCTTGGATTGTATGATGAGGATGAGGAAGATAAATGCCTCGACCACCTATCACACGAAGAACTTGTGAACATTTTAGCCGAAGATATGAGTGACGAGGCTATGAATCGTAATTACAATATCGTAGTAAAGGACAAAGAACTTGACGAAGTAACCGTAGACCAACTCTATTTACTAAATGAGTACGCTAACGGTGTAAGCTTGTTTATTCGCTCCTCAGGTGTTGCTAGAGACGAGAAAGAGGCACTTGCAGATGAAGGGCTACCTCAAAGTGCAGGGCTTACAGGGAGCGAAAAGAGTGCGCAAGAAGAGGACGAGAAGCCAGACTATCGACCAGTATTCTTAACGGATAACGCTATCTCCTTGAAGGGTAAGGTGCAAGTCATTCTACGCTTCATTGGCACTCCTGAGGAGATTATTGAGAACTTTGACTACGTTCATTGTACGTGCACATATGTACCTTCTACACGGGCGTTGTCGTTACCTAGCGAAGCTTTAGTTAGCATGATGACTAAGAACCTAGTGTATGTTGGTTCTCGGTTCCCTATTTGTTCATTGTTCCGTATGCGTAAGTTCCTAGCAAGAGGATACCATGTAAATGTCGGTCAGATTCTTAAGATGGTTTTCCAAGTTAACTCGCTAGACCTAAAAAATCTCAATGTGTTAGAAGACCAGTTGTTAGGCGTAGATACTCTTTATATGCAAGCATTCGTTACAACATTGCAGGCGGAAGCTTCTAGACAAGGGACTGAGTTCGATTTTGAGGGCTATGTGAATCGGCTTATTTCTGAGATGTTTGATACAGAACTTTCTAATTAAATTCTTACCAAAATGTAATACTTACAGAAAAGACTACGACATAGTTTGTAGTCTTTATTTTTTGTCTTACATACCCCCTTGTACACATGTAGTGGTTATGCTATACTATATATACTAGATGTTGTAAGAAAGGCGGAATAAGATGTGCAAGTGTTAGAAAATGTAAGACCTAACAAGGTAAAAAATACCTTACAAGTCCTTAAAAGAGATGGAAGAAAAGTAAAGTATAATCGTAATCGAATTATACGTGCTGTAGAACGAGCTGAAAGGGACGCTACGGGGTCTAAAACAGATTTAGGAGTAATTATAGCCGAGAGAGTTGAAAGAGCTCTAATGAGCCGATATGAGGCTCAAACAATCGACATCCCTACAATTCAAAATTTAGTCGAACGGGAACTTATGAAGTCTTCTGCGAAAGATGTTGCAAGAAACTACATAGAGTTCCGTTCTTTGCGTGATGCCGAACGTGAACAGGATACTGACATTAACGTACGACTAAGAAAACTGCAAGAGAAGGACAAGACTGTTGTAAATGAAAATGCTAACAAAGATAGTGACACCTACTCAACAGAGCGTGACCTGACAGCAGGGATTGTAAATAAGACGGAAGGTCTTAAGATGTTACCCCCTCATGTTGCCAATGCACATTTGCGAGGAGATATTCATTATCATGACTTAGACTATCACCCTTACAAACCAATGACAAACTGTTGTTTAATTGACTTTGAGTACATGCTAAACAACGGGTTTAATATCGGGAATGCTGAGATTGAAAGCCCTAAGTCAATTCAAACAGCTACTGCACAGACGGCTCAAATTATTGCCAACGTAGCTTCTAGTCAGTACGGCGGATGTTCATTTGACCGTATTGACGAAGTGTTAGCTCCGTTTGCAGAAATTAACTATCGAAAGAATCTTGGTGAGTACGTTAATCTTGTAGCTCCTAATGGGGACTTAGAAGAAGAGACGTTTCTAAGAATCAAGGAAGAGGCTAAGAAAAAGACTCGTAAGGATATTTACGATGCTATGCAGAGTCTTGAGTATGAAATCAATACGTTGTTCACTAGTAATGGTCAGACACCATTTACTACGATTGGTTTTGGTCTTGGGACAGGCGAATGGGAAAAGGAAATTCAAAAGGCTATCTTCAAAGTACGTATTGAAGGTATTGGAGCAGAACATCGTACAGCTATCTTTCCTAAATTGTTGTTCACAATCAAAGACGGGGTGAACAAGAAACCTACTGACCCTAATTATGATGTGAAACAACTAGCGTTAGAGTGCTCAGCTAAGCGCATGTACCCTGACATTTTAAACTATGATAAGATTGTTGAGTTAACAGGCTCGTTTAAATGTGCTATGGGCTGTCGTTCGTTCTTACAAGGATGGCAAGATGCACAAGGGCATGATGTAACAGCCGGACGTATGAACTTAGGCGTAGTAACATTGAACTTGCCTCGTATTGCTCTAGAAGCCGAAGGAAGCAAAGAACGCTTTTGGGAGATTCTAGAAGACCGTCTAGCTATTCTGCATGACGCATTAGTTTACCGTATTGAACGGTGTTATGAGGCTACACCTAAAAATGCACCTATTCTATTTAAGTATGGAGCGTTTGGTCACAACTTAAAAGACAATGATGAAGTTAAGCAATTATTCATTAACAATCGTGCTACTGTTTCTATGGGCTATATTGGGCTCTACGAGGTCGCTACGGCGTTTTATGGAGCTGACTGGGAAACAGACCATGAAGTGAATAAAGAGGCTAAGGAGTTCACTCTGGACGTTTTAAAACGTATGTTTGACAAGAAGGAAGAATGGACAGAGGAAACAGGAATCTGGTTCTCAATCTACTCAACACCAAGTGAAAGCTTAACTGACCGATTCTGTCGTCTTGATATTGAAAAATTCGGATTAGTACCAGATATTACCGATAAAGAATACTATACAAATAGTTTCCACTATGACGTTCGTAAGGCACCGACTCCGTTTGAGAAAATTGATTTTGAAAAAGACTACCCAGTCTACTGCTCAGGCGGATTTATTCATTACGTGGAATATCCGAAGTTAGAGCATAACTTGAAAGCATTAGAAGCTGTTTGGGACTACAGCTATGATAAAGTAGGTTACCTTGGAACGAATACCCCTATTGACAAATGCCATGACTGTGGGTTTGAAGGAGAGTTCCACCCTACGTCCGATGGCTATGAATGCCCTCAATGTGGCAATAACGACCCTGCTTCTTGTGACGTAGTAAAACGCCAATGCGGATACCTAGGTCAGCCACAAGCTCGTCCGAATGCTCATGGACGTAAAAAAGAAATTGACGCTCGTGTCAAACATATGTAAGGAGAAAATACACACATGCCAATTACAATTTATTCAAAAGCGGGCTGTCCTGCTTGTACTATGACAAAACGTAAATTCAACGAATTAGGTATTGATTACCAAGAGAAACACGTTGATATCAACGAGATTTACTTACAAGAGGTTAAAGACCTTGGGTTCCAAACCCTACCTGTTATTGTCGCAGGAGAAAACAAGTGGTCAGGGTTCCGTCCCGACATGATTCAAAAAATTGCCTAAATAGGTGTTGACTTTTCCAAAGTCTATAATGTATACTCTACGTAATGAAAATGCGTAGAGTATTTTTTTATGGAAAGGAGTAAGTAAGATGTCATTAGAATCATACCCGAGTAGGTTTGTGGCAATTAACCTAGAAAGAGGGACAATTATTAAGTTAGGGTTTACAACGGAAAAATCAATTAACAAAATGATGCCTGCTCTCGAACGGCTGTATGGGAAAGAACTAGAGGTTTGTGAACTCAGTATGATTCCCGAAAAAGATGTGGATGCTTTGTATGAAGGATTTATCGCACTAGCCGAAGAGCAAGAAGAAGAGGCAGAGAGAGAAAAAGAAAAGAAGCAAACGATTAAAGAGTATTTAGCGGAACATCCTAACGAGTATTACAATACCCTGCAAGGCAAGTTTAAACCGAAACCTACACCTGTATGGAGTATGCTTGAGCCTAACAGTGGTTGGTGGCGTTATATAACTCCTGAGATGTATGAACAAGACGCAGACTTTTACCATGAGTTCTTTAAGAACAAAACAAATGCGGTTGCACAACAAGTTGCTCTTAGAGATGCTAGTTCACTACATTCGTTTATTCAAGACAATTGGAGAATTACTTCTTATGAAAAACGTTTGCTAGATGGTCATAGTGTTAACATTAACCCTGCCGGAGGATTTAATAACTTCGACCCTATTGAAGTTCGAGTCAGTGAACGTGAACCTGTTAGTGAAAGAGTTGACGGAGGGCTTACGGGTATTTTAATGCCGGATGGTATCTGGTATGCTTGTGGTTACATGGGTCATGCAGATTTAGTACGGTGGTTAGAAAAGAACACAAACTATCCTGTTAAAGATGCGTATTGGAACTCTAGTAGTGACGCAAACTGTGACAGAATCATCTTGTTTAGTCACACTGTAGGTCTAGGAGGTATTACCTCTGTGATGTATTCGCATGGAAGAAACATTACAAAGGAGAGCCGTGAATGGATAGATGAGCATTTAGACGTTATGTCAGATGACCAACGGATGTATACTGAGATGATGCTAAGTAGAGATGGGGATGACCATGATACTAATTAGACTAGCTATGGTATGTGCATGGATATGCACTGTAATTTTAATTATTACTATTGTTGTAGGACTGTTTGTATTCTTTGATACGAGTAGTACAACAGAGAACGATTCAAAAATATTTTATCTCGTATGGTCGGTTGGTTGGGTAGTAGGCACTCCGTTGATATCATGGATAGCTACAGGAGATGCTTGGTTTGTTTTAAAAGCACTATTTGACTTCCTGTGGGGTGGAGCGTTATAAACAAAATAATAGTTGACAATGAGTGAAAGTATGATATACTTTAATTAGAGTAAAAAATACCTAAAAGGAGAGATTGATATGAAAGAAAAGACTTTTGGTGTCGTAATTGGTAAATTCTACCCGTTGCACCGAGGACATGTAGATTTGATTCAAAAGGCAAGTACTCAAGTTGACCAACTGTTTGTAGTAGTAAGTCACTCAGACACACGAGATGCAAACCTATTTATGGATTCTAAGATGAAACGCCCGTTAACCGCACGTACAAAACTCAAGATTGTGCAAAAGACTTTCCAAGTACAGCGGGACATTATCATTCCTGTGTTAGTCGATGAGTCAAACGTACCTGAGTATCCTAATGGATGGAAGCCATGGGCGCAATTAGTAAAAGATGCTATCGCAGAAAAGAAACGTGTAGTACCTGATTTTAACTGGGAGAATACGGTATTCTTCTCAAGTGAGCCACAAGATGCCGAAGGCTACATGACTTACTTTGGGTGTAAGACAAAAATCGTAGATGAGAACCGAGACATTATAGACATCTCAGCAACTAAAGTACGTAATGACCCTGCTAAGTATTGGGATTACCTACCGCGTGCAAGTCGTGAGGCATTAGCTCCTACAATCGTTATTGCAGGTGGAGAATCAAGTGGTAAGACACTAATGACTGATAAATTAGGTAACTTCTTTGGTACAACAACTGTATGGGAATACGGCAGACATTTTTGTGAGTTAGAACTAGGCGGAGATGAAAGTGCATTACAATATAGTGACTATCAAGATATTGCAAATGGTCACTATTCTGATGTTAAGTTTGCCCGCCGTAACGCAAACCGATTCACTATCTCTGATACAGACTACATTGCAACTCAAGCATTCTGTATCACGTATGAGGGCAAACCACATCCGTCAGTACAAGATAAAATTGACAATGACCGTTTTGACCTTGTTATTTTATTAGACAACTCAACCGAATGGGTTGATGATGGTATGCGTTTAATTGGAGACAGTGATAGAAGAAAAGCGTTCCAACAGTTATTAAAAGACTTGTATAAGGAAAATCACATCCCTTACGTGGAAATTAAAGCAAGTGACTACGAGACCCGCTATGAGATGTGTAAAAAGATTATCCAGTCTTACATCTACAACGATACTTCTGTAGATGCGTTACAGTTAATGGTTGATACCATGTGGAAGGAGGAACTAATATGCCGTCATCTGTAGAAAAGTTCACCGCTCAGGATGCACGATGTTTATACTCTACCGCAGAGGATGAGAAGGCACTACAGTGTGTATTAGATTTAATTAAAGAAAAAGCAGTTTACACTAAAGCAACTGTGATTACTAATTCAGGCGAAGATAAAGAATTATATGAGGTATTTGACAATCACAGTAAATATGTTATGAAGTATTTACAAGCTAATGGTTTCAAAGTAAGGTACAGCGGGTTTGCAGGAATAGCAGGTTACTATGTTTCATGGGAAGAAGAAGATGGAGGAGAGTTAAAATGAGAAATTTTATGAATAACATTGCATTATCAAATGGTAAATGGCGGAAGCAGTATGCACTTACACTAGTGGCGTTGGGGCTTATTATTGGAGTGTTCTTAACTGACTGGTCGAACAAAACAAACTGGTTGTTTTATATCACTGCTTATTGCTTAGGAGTTCCTTGTGTAGTATCACTAGCAGACCGTTACCCTAAGATGGGAAATATCCTTGGGATTAGTTCAAATGTCGGAGAAATTATTATCAACGCTATGTTCGGTAACTTTGGTCTTGCCTTTGCAGGTATCTACTATGGAATCACACACTTAATTGGATTGAAGACATGGACAGAAGAAAGCAACAAAGACGAAGACGGACGTATTAAAGTAGGGAAGATGAATACCTTCTGGACGGTGTTTACTGCTATATTTATGGTTGTAGGACTTTTCGTTTTACTTAAATATGGCTACTTAATTGGCTTTACAAATGATGGTACAACGTTAGGAACAGTAATGTACTGGGGAAATATCATTGCGTACTTGTTAGGCATTGTGTCTCAATTCTTAATGATTATGCGTATCGACTTCTCTTGGTGGGGTTGGTTTGCAAGTAACTTCTTCTGGTTCTTGTTAGACTTCGGCTCTGGTAACTACTGGTTTGCTGTTCGTGACTTGTTATATCAAACAAATGTTGTCACAGCCATTTATGCGTGGTATAATGAAAGTGCTAAAAGCAAAAAAGATGTGGTTACCGAGTAACCTTACAGGAGGATTTAACACATGCAAAAAGAAGTATATCCAGTAGAAGTAATTGCAGTACCTACAATGTATAACGGAGAGCTTGGTAGAAGCTACGTAGCTCTGATTAAACAGGAGGACGGTAAGTATACCTTACCTGTAAGCCCTCTAGGAGAATCAGAAACAAGTAATGAAGCCATCGAGCGTATGATTCCTGAGCAAGTTGTAACGGCTGATATGGTTGACGGGGATAGCCCTATTCATGGCGTTGGTGCTGTTGGGGAAGCTTACACAAAACCTGACCGTATGGCAGATGGACGTGTAGTAGGAATTGTCCATGCAGTACAGCTTGTGGACAATATCAAAGAATCGTTAGAAGGATGTACATTCTTCCGATGTGAGTCAGAAGAACGAAAAGTTACATTATCTACTGACGATGAAACAATTATTTTATACCGTGATGGACGGGTTACTGGGGACGCTGAGTTGTTATACGACCACGCTTTCATGGTAACTGCGATTATGTAGGAGGACACTATGGCATCTAGTTTTGACGTTATTTATAGAGATTTAGTACGTAACATTTTAGACAATGGTATAGACCAATCAAAATCCGAGTCACGTACACATTATGCGGATGGAACAGTGGCAACTACACGAGCTGTAGAAGGGATTAGTTTTGCTATCACCCCTTCTATGGGCGTTCCTCGCCTACGTAGTAAGTTTGTAGGGGCTAAGTGGGCTTGTACGGAAATGGAATGGATTTATCAAGCGATGTCTAATAATGTGAAATGGTTGCATGAACACGGCGGAGTAACCATTTGGGATGAGTGGGCTACACCTGAGGGTTCCATTGGTAAGGCTTATGGCTACCAAGTCAAGAACCAAACAATCCCTGTGTTAATCACAAGAGAGAATGCAAATTTAGCAGACTTAACTAAAATGGAACGACAAGGAGCAACAAGCATCTGTCGTAACCTTAATCAAATGGAGTATGCTTTACATGAGCTACGTAACAATCCGGGAAGTAGACGTATCATGGTTGACCTTTGGAATCAACGAGACACCCCTCAAATGGCATTGACTCCTTGTGTATGGACACACCATTGGAGCGTGTTCGGGGGTAAACTTAATTTACACGTTAAACAGCGTTCATGTGACGTAGCCTTAGGATTGCCTTACAACGTCATTCAATACTATGTTTTAAAAGAACTAGTAGCGGATTGCCTAGGTATGGAAGCAGGAACGTTACATTGGACAATTGATAATGCACACATTTATGACCGTCACTTTGATACCATTATTGAGCAAGTAGAAACACCAATGAGTAACGAAGTATTACAGTCAGAATGTAAGCTCGTTCTCCCTGAGGTAAACACGGATAAGTTAACAAGTGATGAGTTCTTCCATCGACCTATGTCAGAAACTCATTTTGAAGGCTACAAGCACATGGGGCGTTATGACTATGAGGTGGCAATATGAGTGAACTTGAAACAACAGCATTAGTTATTAAAAATGCAAAAGGGGTACGTAGAGTATCTACTTCTTGGGCGAAGCCCTCTTATGCACACACAAAAGCACAAGAGCTTGTGGATACTAAGCGGTGTACTATTAAGGGACGGTCAGTGCATTTGAATCCGGGAGATATAGTATCCGTGATTACGTTATCAGAAGTTCCAGATAGTGAGGTTATTTATGAACGCAAGAGACCAATGGAGTTCTAGTAAGTTATCTAAAGGAAAGATAGCAGACTACAAGTTTCCTGTAATGGTTGATGGAATAGGAGTTAGGGCTAGCCTGTATGTATCAGGTTGCCCTTTTAACTGTTTAGGTTGTTATAACAAGAAAGCACAAAACTTTAACTTTGGGAAAGAATATACACCCGAGTTAGAAGAGCAGATTATGAAAGACCTATCCAATGACTATGTACAGGGAATCACATTCTTAGGTGGAGAGCCTTTCTTGAACACTCAAGTAGTTCTACCCCTAGCTAAAAGAATCAAGGAAGAACTACCAGACAAAGATATCTGGTGTTGGACAGGATACCAGTTTGAGGAGCTATTTGACCGTAGACCAGAGCATGTAGATAAGTTGCACTTGTTGCACTATATTGACGTACTGGTTGATGGACAATTCGAGCAGGATAAGTTTAACCCGAATTTAGTTTTTCGTGGTTCTTGGAACCAAAGAATCATTGATGTACGAGCAAGTATTGATAGTGGCGTTATGCGTGGTGGTGTGGTATTATGGCAAGATGGGAAATATCTTGAAAAAGAAGACCACACACCAGTTAAGCTGTTTAAGACCCGAGAGTAACGTTATGCTATATTAGGTATGCAAATACTTAAAAGCGAAAGGAATCCTGTAATATGGACAAACTAATTATGTTCACTACGGTTATTATAGGATTACTACTGTTATTTTTTGGGATACTATTTATTAGCAAACCCTTCTACATCGGTAGGAATCTAGTTACTGTGGTTGTTCGAGTTAACGCTCATGCAAGCATGGTTGTGACCGCAGGGATAATTACTGCCCAAGGAATACTCATGTGGGCAGGAAAACAGAGTATCTTGCACGGGGTAGAAATAACCGCTTATTGGTTAACTGAGCTATTAGTAGCCCTCCTATTCTGTGTAGCACTGATAGTTTATGATACGCAGAAAGACACGTTCAATACGTTAGATAAAAAATTGTTTAACGGCGGAACTTATTTCCAAGCTAGACGGAAATCTAAGGCTAAAATACTTTGTGTAATAGGTATCATACTTATTACTACAGTTTCTTCAACTGCAACGTTAATGCTTACAAGTACATTTATGAGATAAGAGTCTGAGATGGCTCTTATTTTTTTTTGCAAAAAGTGTTGACTTCTCTTACAATCAAAGATATAATACTGGTATAAGATATTTAAGGAGGTCTTGCTATGGCTATAGACAAGGTGCCTATTCATACTGTATGTCCTTACTGTAATGGTGAAGTGATATACACAAGTGATAAGGTGCTATATGCTCCTAAGTCTTACGGCATGTGTTATTACTGCACAGGTTGTGGGGCAAGTGTAGGAGTCCATAAAGGTCGTCCAAGAGAACCCTTAGGTATCCTTGCAACTCCGCCGATGAAGTCGTGGAAGAAATTATGCCACAGCTTATTCGACCCAGTATGGAAATCAGGGAGAGCTAACAGAGGTTGGCTGTATGGTAGACTAGCACAAAAAATGGGGATACCTAAGTCTGAGTGTCATTTTGGTCACTTCACGGAGGAACGTCTTAAACAGGCGTGGAACATTTTAAAAGTAAAGGAGTGGTGGGTAACCGATAACAACGGTTAACATACTTATTTACAAAAAAATTAGAATGTTCAAAGGAGACCAAAGGATTATATGGATTACGAAGAAGAGCGTAAGAAAGCAGTAAACTGGATTAAACGAGGAGTTATTTTTGTACTAGTTTTACTTGCTATTGTTATTGGGTGTTTCAAGTTTTTAGAACGTATTGACAACGGGTATGTAGGTGTACGATTCTCTCCTAATGGCGGAGTGAAGTCAGAGGCATTACAACCCGGCGTTAAGTGGGTAGGGATTGATAAAGTGACACAATATCCTATTCGTCTACAAACCATCCAAGCCAAGAATGTAGCGTTGTCTACATCTGATGGTAAGAAAACAGTGGTTAACATCAAGTATGACTACAAAGTTGACCCTAAGAAAGCTACTAAAATGTACAAAGAGTTCGGTAATGTAACATCTGAGGATATTGAAAAAGGTTGGTTAAAATCTCGTTTACAAAAGACTGCTCGTGAAGTGTATTCTAAGTACAGCTTGTTAGATGTGTTGTCAGGTAAATCTTCTGAGGTAGAAGGTGAAGTATTGAAACGCTTTGCTGATTCTGTAGAAGGTAAGGGATTCTTAGTTGAAAACGTAACAGTTGGAGTTCCTGATGTAGACCCGGAAACACAGAAGAGTATTGACGCTATTATCCGTTCTGGACAAGAAGCTAAAAAGGCTGAATTAGACGCTAAAACTCAAAAGACACAGGCTGAAACAGAAGCTACCAAGGTTACTTTGAAAGCCGAAGCCGAAGCAAAAGCTATTCGTGAAAAAGCAAATGCGCAAGCAGAAGCTAACAAGAAGATTGCTGAGTCTGTAACAGATGAGTTAGTTAAGTACGAAGAAGCTCAAGCTCGTAAGTCACACGGTTGGGTTGAGACTGTTGTTGGTGACGGCTCTTCTACAATTGTTGACGGTAGTAAATAATGGCATATTTCATAAGCAAAATTCTTATAGGCTTAGTTATCTTAGGTTTACTGTTTTGCGCTTATCAAATGTGGCGGTTCTTTTCTAGTGTGCAGAAAGCTAAGCATGAAGAAACAGACGACCAAGAGCACCAAGAACATAGTAAGGACGACAGAGATAATTGGTCGGACTTTTAAGAGCGAGCCCCTTCACTGGGGCTTGTTTTACATAACAATAGAAATGGGGAATAATATATGAAAAAATTTAGTAGAGTAATGATGATTGCAGGTCTATTGGTTATAGGAGTAGGTGTGCTGTCTGGTTGCGATAGTGAGGACTCTGACTCAGATATTAAAACAGATACAGTTGCTCAAATTGGGAAAGACAACAAAGAAACAAAAGTGGTTGAACCTAAGGTAACCACAAGTGATATCCCGCATAGCTTGCAGTTTGGAGACAAGACAATCAACTTGACTGCTACCTATGGTATCGAACAAAAACGCTTAAACAACTGGGTTTTTACTACGTCTTCAACAGTGCACTTAGGGCTCAAGGCAGTAGATGTACCAGAAAATGTAGAAGTTATGGTTAATAACGTATACTCTGAGGTGTCTATTATCTCTACCAAAGCCTACAAGAACGGTATTCGTCAGGACAGTATTAATCAGTCATATAATAATGTAGGTGCAGGCGGTATGAGTATTGACCCACTAAATGATTTTACCATACCATTTCAAGTAGAGGGAATTAATCAGAACCAGACTTCTTTCTATGTGATTAACGGATATGGTAGTGCAAGTACTGACCGTTTAACAGAATCAGAAGTACGTAAAAACGCTCAAGGTGGGTTACTTAATACTGTATGGACAGTGACCATCAAGGACAAAGAGTCAGAACAAGTGTTCTCTAAGACAATCAATGACAAAATTGGATTGCCTTGTGATAAATCAGATGATTAAGAAGGAGAGTATGAACATGGAAAGTGAAAAAACAGAAGAAAAGAACCTAGCACTTGAGGAGTTGAAAGGTTTCAAGAACAAGAGTATTGGCTATATAACGGCAAAGGATTTAGGTGAAATGCTGTTAGCGTTAGGTAACCGTGATGTAGTATTTGAAACAGCAACATATCGTAAAAATTATTCTTGGGAAGACAATAGTGAGTTTTCTATTGTTGATAAAGAACTGGTAGATTTGAACAGTATCACAATTAAAGCCCACTCTGTGCACATAGGCGTTGTAAATATACAACCTCTTAAAAAAGCTGTCAAAGAATTTAAGAAAAAGAAAGCAGAGTCAGAATAACCGAAGGAGGCTTTAGACTTATGGAAAGACTGAATAAATGTAGGGCTGTGCTTTTGCAAGATGAAGACAATATAAGATTTATTTATGGTTCTTATCATAAGCACCTACCGTATACTCCAGCACCCATTAGAGAGGAACCAGTGCCAGAAGAGGACTATGTACATCTTATTATTACAGATGGGTTTTCAGATTGGAACATGTTAAGAGGGTTACAGGTTAGTAAAATAAAGAAAGAGACTTTAGGTTGGTACATTGGTAAAGAGGATAAGAGAGGTCAATCAATCTATAGTGGGGATTACGTAGAACTCGAAGTAGACGGCAAAAAACGTATATTCGAAGTACAAATTAAGGAAATTGTTCGTGAAGTTAAGAGCCATCCTAATTTTGTAGAAGAGTATGCTAAAGTATCCATTACTACTACGGTGTTTATATGGAAGGGTTACGAGTTGTTACCTTGTGTAGATGAAAATGGCGAGGTTGATACCTCTAATATGAAAGTAATCGGTAACACCACACAGAATCCAGAATTAGCGGGGAGAGATTACAATGAAGTATGCGATTAGAAAAGAAGAATATCAGTTCATGCAATACAATGGTGCGGATGATGAACAGGAGCTTAAGGAATTTGTAGGAGAAGACGGTGACGTTACCACGTATCTAAATGGTTGTGCAGATATCTATTTTTACGACAATGATGCTATTCTACGCTTACTTAGTGGTTGGTATATTGTTAAAAGCGAAAACACATGGGGCGGCTACCCTGAGGAAGAATTTGAGACTCTATTTGAAGTTACAAGAAAAGTAACAGATAACGTAGTACCTTTGTTTAAACCCGCACAGAAGGCTTTATACATTGTTGGAAAACAAGGAACTGCTGACCATCCTAATTATGACACAGACTACCTTACAGATGACTTTGAAGCACTTGAAAACACCCTTGCTGAAAAAGGTTATCGGTTTGACTATCAGGATGATGGTGGGTTCCACTATGTACATCAAGATACCGGAGAAAATCTTTGGATAACTCATGTCTATGAAGGGTTATGGAGAGGATAAAAGTATGACAATATTTTTTACATCAGATACACATTTTGGACAAGAACGTACGTTTAAATATTCCATGCGAGGTATGTATTTCTCTAGCTTGGAAGAAGCAGATGAGACCATGGTTCAACAATGGAATGAAGTAGTGTCCCCTGAGGACGTTGTTTATCATCTAGGGGATTTTGGGGATTTTGAAGTAGCTAAGCGCTTAAATGGAACAATACACCTACTGTATGGCAACTATGAGCGTGATGGTATTGGTGGAGAGATGACCAAGAAAGAGCGGGAATACTTTACCTTACTTTTTGGAGAGCACAGTGAACGAGGTACTACGGTTACGTTGTATGACGAAAAGTTAGTATTAGCTCATGAACCCTCACACCTATCATATGCTGTTGATAACCCTGAGTACTACTTTGGTTTATTTGGGCATATCCACGAGAAACAAAAAGTAAAACGTAACGCATTAAACGTAGGCGTGGACGTACACAACTTCACACCTGTAAGTTTAGAAACAGTAAACTTTTATCGAAAAGCAATCAGAGAAATCTACAATGCTGAGTGTTTTGATAATTTTGAGATTGGAGGATTACTGTAGTGGAGTATGTAATTTCAGACACACATTTTAACCATGAGAATATTTTTGGAGCGGATGGGTTCACTGATACCCGTAGGCATTTCATTTCTAAGGAAGAAATGAATGAGACGCTTATTAAAGCATGGAACGCTTGTGTAAGACCCGGTAAGGACACCATTTATTTCTTAGGGGATTTCTCTTTACACAGTAAAGTTAAAGCAGACCTAGATATCCTGCGGAGACTAAACGGGCACATCGTGTTCATTAAAGGGAACCATGACCACACAAAGCTTAAGAAAGCGATTCAAAAGGATGAAGAGTTAAGTCAGAGAATTGAGTGGTATGACTTAGGTACGATTATCAAACGGGAAAACCATATTATCCACCTATCACATTATCCAATGATTATTGGTAATAGAGGACATCGGGTGAATATTCATGGACACATTCATGAAATGGCTTATCAAGAACCTAACCTTCTTAATGTAGGCGTAGACTCTCCCGAGCTGGGTGGAGTACCTTTTGGCACACCATTGACCATTCAAGCATGTGTAGCCTTGTTAGACAACAAGCAAGAGCGTTTTGATGCCATGGGCGGTATTTACACAAAACATGGTACAATTGAATGAGACCAACCTATAGTAATCTAATTGGACATTGGTATAGACCAAAATCGAGGTACCCTGAACTGTTACCTCGACAGGTATATGTACAAAGAGTTTACTATGACTATCCACGAGAGTTCCCGTGGAACCCGAAGCCTAAGGATGCAATAAAGGTACCTAACAAGTATATTGAATTTCAGTACTATTGGGAAGACCGTTGGATAACTGATAGGTGGGTTTGGTATAAATTTTTAACACATTATGAAAGGATGGACTAAACTAAATGAATTTTATTGGAAGTGTTTTGGTTGTATTATCTGTAGCAACCATAGTTTTAGTGTTTAAGCGGTACGAAGAGTTTAGAGAAGACTCTATATACTCATACCATAACCCTGCGTGCCTATCAGCTAACTGGTTTGTGTACACTTATATTATGGGTGTAGGCTACGCTATAATTATGCTAGGGGCAGGGTGTTTAATGTTAATGGCTACAGAAGAAAATGCAGTTGTTGTGTACAAAGTAATTATGGAAGTACCGTTTCGATTACTAGTTTTTGCTTTAGCTACTATTTTGGCATCGAAATTCGAGGATCATTACCCTACTTTAGCAGATAAGTGGGAAGAACCTATTAACGTATGGGCTACGGCTAAAGCGTCATTAGCCCGTTCTTTGCTTATCTTTTTAGTCGAAATCGTTCCATTGACCTTAATCGCTAACGTTATTGCAAGCGTGATTGTGCGGTGGATTTATGGATAAAGAGCAGGCATTTATAGTATCGGATATCCATGGGTGTTTTGCAGAGTTTTTAGAGATAACTTCAAATAACTGGGACAGAGACAAACAGTTATTGATTATTAACGGAGACCTGGTAGACCGCGGGTATGCTTCTGATGTTGTAATGATTTTGACGTATAAACTTGTGACTTCTGGTTTAGCAGTAGTTAACTGGGGAAATCATGACCGGATGTTGTATGACTTCCTAGGATGTGACCCTGACAGTCAACCTGACGAGTTTTGGGATATGTACAACGTTTGGTATCATCAAGGGGGTAGGGAGACTAGTGCGAGCATTCTAAGCCTTCCTAGCGGTGATGTAGATGCTATGTCTTCTGTACGGTTACAGAAAGAGCTTAAAAAGCATGAATACATTAAAGACCTGATGGGGCTTATGAATTGGTATTATGAGTTTGGGGACAGCATTGTTGTTCATGCAGGTATTCCATACAGCCACCAAGAGCACTATCAACGGACACCAAAGCTTGATTTTATATGGGAACGTGGATTCCATAACTTACCCAACCAAACAGGAAAAACTATTATCAGTGGTCATACACCTGCTCGATTTATCCATGATACAGACGATGTATGGCATAACGAAGCCAAAGACATTTACATGATAGATGGAGGCTGTGCTTACAATGGTCAGCTAAATGGAGTCGTTATTGATTTGAAAGGCAACGTTATTGAAACACACAGCGTTCCTGCTGTAACTAGGAAACAAGATTAAACACACTAAGTAGTGTGTTTTTTTTATTAATTACTATTGATTTTATTTAATAGATGATGTATCATGTTTATAAGCAACAGAGTATTTGGTTTCTTAAAAAACAATAAGAGAGGAGCACTAGAATGGCAGTGAGTACTACAAGCAATCAGAATTTAGAAATACTGTTCCAAACAGGAAGGCAACTGTATACCCGTAAGGGATACGAACGTAGATTTACCGAAGTTATCAACAATCTAAAGAGTTTGGATATTATCATTGAGGATATCTATTTTTCCAAGAGCAGTGATTCAATTTATGTGTCATTTAGTTTTAATGAAGAAACAGAAAAAGTACTGGATTTGGTTGGTACAAATTATTTAGGTCATTTTGTAATATCTAGTCATCAACGCTTTTATGCCATCAACGTGAAAACGTTTTACACGCAAAAAGCAAAAGACCCAAAGGAACTAGAACAGTTAATTAGGGATTACCTAACGGGTGTTATGAATAAAGAAATCAGTTATCAAAATTGTGTATCTATCCTTAATGATTATGAACTAGATATGTTACGAGTAATCCAAAAGTCTATTCTTACTAAGACCTACCTAGAAACTACACCAAGTCAGTTTAAAGACACGCTATATGATGTTTACTTTGTTTCTCCACAACAACAATCACTTGGAGTAACTAGAGAAGCTTCTACTAGCAAGGCAATCACAAGGCTTCGTTTTAAAGGGTGCCTACACACGATTAAAAGCCCTAATCCGGCTAGAATAACTATTATGACCACAAGCACAGGTCAAGCGTTTCTAAGGAAGTACGGACACGATGTAGCTCCTAAGGTATGGATTGAATACGTAGAAACAAGAAAGTTCAACTTAGAATCTACGTATCAAGAAGAAGAGGGCTATACGAATTGTGACGCAAATCAGTATAATCCAACCGATAATGAATTGGAAGCATTAGGTATTACTCTTGACTGGTACGGAACGTTCGAGAGCATGTACAGTGTTTTACATGAGAAAGGTCGATTAGTTGGAGCGTTACGTGACTCTTGGCTTGATATGCTATCCGATAAGCTCGATGAGTGGCTTCCTGATGGTCATGAAGTAATTTCTAGTCAAATAGTAGCTACCCGTAATAGAGGACAGTTTATCGTGGTCAGAGAGGACACAGAAGCGTTTTACCGTGTAGTAGTACATCCACATACAAAATCAGACGGACAAGGAGCAGTAAAAGCTTCATTTGGTGATAATGCTTACACCACATTAAAAGCTATCAATAATGCGATTAAAACAACTATACCGAATGCTGTTATGTATATGATTACTGAGCAAGACTTAAAGGATTACATCTTACTGAAACAGGTGGAACGTTACAACCTAGGGTTAGCCCTTAATTCGCAAACGTTTAATACATTTGATACGTTCCCTGAATCGCAGTACCCACATATGACTGTTAGAGTAGTACAGCATGACGGTGAATACTTCCGGCACTCACCTGATTTACGGAGCCCACTATTTCCACAAGTAATTAAAATGATGAACAAGTTCTCGCATCTAAATGTATGGACGTATACATCACTACCTAAGGCAAGAGGTAAGAAACTCTGTCAAGTACACACTACACCTGCGTCAGACGCTGTATTTAACGTGGCACAGGAATTTATGCCTTATGTAGTGGATGACCTAATTAGAGAAGACGAAGAACGTTATCCGATTGCACAGGGCGTTAGTAATAGTCAAATACGATTTATCAAACCATCACAAATATTTGAATTTTAGTAAATAAACATACCCCGAGGTGTTGACTATTACCTTGGGGTATGCTAGTATTTAAACATAAAATACGTAAGGGAGCGGTTAACATGGGATGTTTTGGATATATTTGCCCAGTATGTAACACACAGATTGTTGGGGATTGTTTTAATGGCGGAGAGCTTTGCCGTCTTAAGCATGTAAGAGAAGGTAAAGTAGTTGGTTGGACGGTAGGTCACTACGATGAATACGGTGGTGTAAAAGAGCATCCACGGTTCCGTGACGATGACCGTTCGTTTGTTGACGGTAAAATGATAAATGTAAGAGGGCACAACCCTAACAACCATGACGAGATTTGTGAGTCCGAATTTGGTAGAGCTGACTCGTTTAACTTTGGTCATAACCGCTTACTGCCTAACGGGAATATAATTGATGTCAGTCGTAATAGAATGGACTCTAAATATCATCTGAAAGATGGAGAAGATGTAAATGGTATAATTAAGGCTTACATTGCGGACAACATCGACAGCGAAGACGAAGAAATCAAAAAGACGGTAGTGCTTCTAAGTGATATCATTGACTTAGCTACTAAGTCCTTCGACATGTTGATGGCTGTAGACAAAGATGGCGAAGACTTTATGGAAACTTATCATAATGTAAACACAAAACTAGACCTTAAGCTATGGTCAGATGACTATAAAGAAGCAACAGAAAAACTCTATTACTACATGTTGAACACGCTACCTATCCATTATGGAACGTCTGGTATCATTGCAGTACATGAAAAGTGCTACCAGTCTCTAACCAAAACAGAACAACGAAAACTTAAATTTAGTATGTCTGACCCTGACCAAAGTTGGGGAGAGGTTCGAGAGGAGTTCAAGTAATGGCAAGCGGTAACATTGAAAATTTCAAGAAAATCCAAGAGCTTACGTTAGCTCTGTATGAAATGAGCGGGCAAGGACTTCGGTACCATCAATTTGTACACCGATTGAATAGCGATTTCTACAGCGAGGTTCGTAAGGATGACTATTTTGACCCTGACACGTTACAGGTTGCTGACATGTTTTACGTAGAGGATACAGCGTATATCGCTTTCTTAGAAAAGCGTTATGCGAAATATATAAATATTGGTAAAGGAGACAGTTAATGCTAACATCATTTTTTGACGCTATATGGTCAGGCTTTTCTAACCATACAGGAGTTATTATTATAGGTTTTATTGCTATATGGCTTATACTGATTGCTTTGTACTTGCTAGGAGCAGTAATGATTAGTGCCACCCGTAAATATTTTGTAGCAGGTTTAGGTGGAGTATCTGTTGTGATTAGTGCAGTAGGTATGCAAGTAATGGGGATTATTACCCCTGTATACCTTGTGTTAGTATTCATCTCTTGGATACTACGACTAGCTTCTTAATAAGGAGGAAAAAAAATGGTAAAATTTTACGTAGAGCAAAACCGTAAGGGTAACATGGAGTTAGTTAATTATGTGTGGGATGAAGACCGATACACCGAGATAAATAACACTGATTTCGATGCAATAATAACAGTCAAGGAAGAGTACAAAGGTCGTTCAGCGGGTGGAGTTATTCTTAACGTAGCGGGTCATCCTGAGGTACCTTTGTTTGAAGCGCATATGTCTATCAAAGAGTTTATCCGTATCATTAAGAACGCAGATATGGAGAAAGGTGCTTTTCGTTACCGATTGAAATTTAGGAAGCAGGGAGCTAACTGTTTCGTTGTAGGGGCTGATTAATAATGAAGGATTCGTATACGGAAGACGAACTAAAACTACTAGTGTTCTTATGGAAACGGTATGCTTACCATATAACTAAAGGTGAACCTAGAGACACTGCTTATGGGGAGACTGTATTTGTAGACCTGTCTAAGCAAAATGAAGTATATCCAGATATGGACGTTTGTGCAGATTTTAAAGAAGACGTATTTTCTCCTTTAGAAGATATAAGCAACATAGAAATTTAGACACTAGTTAGTGTCTTTTTTCTTACTTTAGGTGTTGACTTTTGCTTCTATGCTTGTTATACTGGTGTTAACAAATAAGAAAAGGATTGATTGAATTGACAGAACTAACAAAGAAAGAAATCATGCTAGCTGAGATGGTTATTGCACAGCAGAATAAACAAGGCTATTACATTGAAGTGTTAAATGAATACTCTAGTGAGCCTGAGTTGATTATTAATCCTGCCAGTAATGTCGCAGATAAAAGGGCTTACTACAGTACTGCATATACAGATGATTTGAAGTTGATAAATAACCCTAAAATATCTATTGTTCGTCACAGTGCATTCACTAGTAAAAGTCAGTTACCCAACTTATACTTTACTACAGATAACACATTTTTCAGAGATTCGCTGAATAGCAAACCATTCTCTAACAACGGATAAAATAACATTACTATTAAAACAAGCACTAGAAGCGAAGAGGTAGCGGTATGGATTACAATTTAGAAACTATGAAGGTTCATAGAGACTTTTTGCGTGAGGAGATATCCCGGAAATCAAAAGAGCGGGATACTATAGCGATAGAAATGCAAATGCTTTGGAGTGAACTACGTGAAGTAGAACACGATATGCAACAGGTAAGAGTAAATAGATATGAACAGAGAAAGAGGAATACAGGATGGAAAAAATAGAATGGACGAGAGAAGAGTTAGTAGGTAAACTAGCTCAAGCTCTTATGTCTACCGATGTTAGCTTACTAAACACTCCGGGAGAAATTGCAGAGATGCTAGTTTCTGAAATGGAAGGTAGTAACGTTAAGAAAGTCATCAACGTAATTGAATTTACTAACTTAGGTACTTTTTGTCCTACACAATTCGAGTTTACGGATGACGAGGGCAATGAATACTACTTCCGTCTACGTCATGGATACGCTTCTTTACGCAATACTACTACAGAAGAGTACGTAATCGACTCTACTGTTATGATTGAGTGTGACGGTGTATGTGACGCAGAAGAGATGGTTTACTGGGCGTTGGCTTGCGGGGTTCAAATCAAAGGAGTAATTGACTAATGAAGTTGATAAAATATTATATTCAAGGACGACAAGCAGACACGATTCAAGACATGAAACCTATGAACGATTGTAACTTGGTTAACATCGCACATGAGTTTGTGCTTGAGGAAGGTTTTAGTGAGAGTGACGTTATTGCCCTTGCTGAGGCTAACCTAGTTACAAAACCGTGGAGATTCTTGTGGATAGCTTCTAGTGAGCCTTATAACGCTCAAGACGAGGTACTACGAAGAATTGCGCATGAAGTGAATGTTAAGACCAAAGGCTCAAGTGCCGAAGGAGCTCCGTATGACCCATTAGAAGGTGCTTACAACAACGGGTTAGAAGACGCTAGACAAGTCATCATAAGCCATATGGATGACAAGAGAGGGCTAGGATACAATCAACCAGAGGAGGAAAGCAAGTGAGTGACTTGAACAAAATCGTAGATTATTTAACTATGAAAAAGAGCATAATGGAGGAAGAAGTAAATTTCCTTGGAAATGCGTATCTAAAAAAAGATGGTCAGTCCAGTATTCCTGTACTCGAACGAACAGTTAAATATGCACTGTTACATGAGCTTATTGAGGAGATTAAATATCTGTCTTTGGAGCCAGAACCAAAAGAAACACCACAAGAGGAGCCGGAAGACGCTCCTGTACCTGACTCTCTTTTTTACCATATTAAATCTGCTTTCGCATATATGGGGTATTATGTACACATTACAGGTAACATCGACCCAACCAAAGTCCCTTATGAACTTGATAGATGTTATGTCGTAGCCACTATTAAAAGTGAACTTCTTGACCACGATGTTAAACTGTGCGTAAAAGTAGATAACATATACAATGAAAAAGAAGTTGAACAGGCAAGAGATAAAGTAGTCAGCTTAGCACACCGATATATTAGACTATGGCTTACTGCCGAATATGGTAAAAAACAATGAGTAGACTTAGTAATGAACTTATTAAAGCGTTAGAGTCGTTACCTTACACTTATGTGGAGGTAGACGGTATAATTTTGAGAGGGCTATGTATCGACAACACAGATATTAACAGAAATGAACTCACAACTATTTTAACCGAAGTGAACGGCTCCCCTGACCTTATTCATCCTTACCTAGCAGAGCAGGAACCAGACAATTTAGACGTAGACGTTTTTGTGTATCAATACTTGAAATTTGATAAAAAAGAGTTCCATTATCAAGCGTTTGGGGTTAGTGTAAGAGAAGAAGGTGTGTGGGTAGGATTGATAAACCCCAAGGTAACGTTTAAGTATTGGGGCATTAGAGGAGAAATGAAATGTCAAAAGAAAAAGTAGAGATTGAACAGCCAAAAAAATACTATTTAGACCTGCCCAAAATAGGAATGGTTAATGAGATTAGTAATAATCAACTATGTTGGACAAATTGTGACGGTGGGCTGACTGAATTGGAAATCAAATCAATTGATGATCGTTATTGGAAATTTGCTAAGCCAATTGAGTGAAATAGTTCCAGTAACGGAGGACTTAGAGGAGGTTTATAAATGAAATACGAACTGGGGGATAAAGTACGAATATCTGCTTATTGGAAAAAAGTTGATACTAAAAAAATGGATGAACTGGCAGATTTAGAATATGACGAAGAAACTGAAGAAAACGTAAAGGTCAATCGTATTGAAAAGAGGCACTGCAATGAAGTTGGATATGTCTGTGGATTGAGAAATGTCGTCGAAACTGTGAAATACGGATTTGGCGATGATTACGATTTCGACGCTTTGCATTGGCTTGCCGGGACAGAAACACTCAGACAAGTTTACCTCGTAGCAACACGAATGAACGGATTTAGACGAGTCAGCAAAGAAGATATTGTTTTTATCAGTTAGCGACCACTATCAAGGAGGAATTTTAAATGGATAAAGAAGTAGTCGCAGTATCAATAAAAAATGGCAAATATTTCGTTGTTCTTGAAGATAAAACTAGAATCAGAGTAGATTCTGATGAGTATAAAAGAGTTAAGCGAAAGCTAGCCAAAAACATTATTTTATTCTTAAAAGTCAACGAGGAGAGTGATTGCGTTGAGTAAAAATGTAATCCAAATAACGGAATATGACGGCTTTAGCGATGAATTCCAACGATCGTATTTGTTAAACAACATGGATAAAGGTGGAATTGTTTTTACTGAAACGCAGACCAGTCAAGCAATGGCACGCATTGGGCAGTTAAATACTACTAAAAAAATACACGTAGATGTTTATAATTTATCAAACAGTATGACTGATTTAAGCAAAGTTTACTGAGGAGAAAGTAGTAATGGAAAAGCAGGAATTGATCGAGAAAGTGTAGGTGGCGGAATGAATACTAGAGACAAAATACACTCAGCAATAAATGAACATATTGATATTGAGGATACTTATGCATATTTCTTAACTAGGGAAAAAAGTTCATTTTCAGTTGGAACAGTAACATTAGATGACTTCGAGGAATGGACTGATAGTGATGTTGCTGATTTAACTGATTCGATAATGGAAAAGATAAACCCCGAACTCAACGAAAACCAGCAGGTCGTGTTGGAGTGGTTAGAAGCTTATGCAGATAAGGATAGTGGTGATTGGCCTATGCAAACTATTTTTTATATGTGGGATTGTATTAGAAGCGATATGTTGGGCGGAGAGGAATTGTCAGCTCTCAGAAAATTGACTAGGATCGAACAATTTGAAGTCCTAGCAGCCTTCGCGGAATGGGGAATGAAAGAGGTGGCGGAATGAATGTAGACTGCTACGGAATCATGACATGCGCAGGAGTAGGCAAGCCATGGAAACTATTTCCTGAAACTTTTACTACGGGAAAAGAAGCAAGTGCGTTTTACGTAGATCATTTATCTAGTGAAGGAAACTTGTTCAGGATAATTGAAATTAACATAGTCAGCCAAAATATGCTGTATCACTAAAGTTCCGGTAACCACGCTAATAAAGGAGGTCTTTAAAATTAAACCACAGGAGTTTATGGGTCAAAAAGTCTATGATGAGACAGATTTACGCTTAAAAGGGTGGAAACTGGTTGATTATATAGCAAGTTACACAAACGGTGTAAGTTCGGCTATTTGGCTCAATAGAAGGGGAGAAAAGGTAAGGGTTTTAGTGTACTAAAATGAAAGTAGTCTAGTAATGAAATAAGTACAAGAAAAGAGAGGTAGGCATATGAACCAGTTAACAGAAGAACAAGCGTTCGTTGTGACCTGTTGGAGCCAAACCTTATTTATGAGCAGCTTTGGTCGTTTCCATGAACTAGCCGAAGCCAAACTCAATAGACCTATCTTTACCCATGAGTTTGCGTATAAACAGGTATGGAAACAATTGCAACAAGCAACAGAAGTAGAATTTAGAACGATGGTCGGTACAGACGACATAGAAAGAAGATATTAGAGGAGCGTAAAGTATGGGAATAGCACTAATCATTGTAGGGATTCTTATTATCCTAGCGGGTATTTTCATCTCTGAACGTATTTATGACATAGATGGGTTCCTAGCCTTCTTAGGTAGCATTGTAGGAGGAGCCGTACTTATAATTGGTATTCTAGTGATTGTATTCAACAGTGCAAGCATTATCAAAGGAAGAACCTATGAACAAAAGATTACCATGTACCAAGAAGAGAATAAGAATATTGAGAGCCAAGTTGATGTAGTCGTGCAAAAATATATGGCTCATGAAGACAGCACCTTTAAAACAGCTAAGAATGAAAGTGCTATGACGTTGGTAGCTCTATACCCGGAACTTAAGTCGGACAGCTTAGTCAAAGAACAAATCAAGATATTCAACAAGAATAACGAGAAGATAAAGTCTCTTAAGGAAGCTCAAATAGACGTATCCACCGCTAAGTTCTGGTTGTACTTCGGGAAATAATTATTATCTCACCTTTAAATAACAATGTGATACTTTTTATGCTTACAAATACCCGCTAAGATAGTAATTATACTCACTTTGCACGTACTTTCAACAAGGTGTTGACTTAACAACTATTACAAGATATACTAGAAGTATCAAAGATAAAGGAGAGATTCGAAATGATTCATAGTGAAGAGCTTATGCCCCAAGACCAATCAGACATCCATAGAAAAGCTATCTTAGAGTGTAAGGTAGGAGACGAGGTATTGCTACTGCCTGCTAAAGAGGTAGAGAAGTTAGAAGACCCGGGTGGTGACGTAGACATCCCGTTAGAGGTAGCAGTCGTTGTAGACAAACCTACTAGTGGGTCTGCAACTATTGAAACAAAGGAACATGAGTTTTACACGTTGGGTTATAATGATTTAGATGGACTCAACTTTTACCGAGGAAGTGAGAATAAGGTAGCCGGGTATTACCTATTCCCTAACGAGGAGTTTATGGTTGTTATAGAAGAGGAGGAAGAATAACTATGGGATATTCAACTATAACTACACGTTATCAATTTGTTGAGATGTCTTTCAAAGAAAAAGGAAAAATCACTTATTTAGAAAGCCAAGGAGCTGATAAGTTTACACCGAATGATACTCCTAGACAGTATATTGCATACTGGCAGAGCAAACTAAGTCCTATTAGTGACCAAGAAGTAGAGGATGTGTTACAACAAGGAATTGTATGCCCAATAGCTAAAAAGCTAAGAGAGGTAGTGGAACAAGAGGGGCTAACTGTACGTGAACTAGCTCGTAAATATTGGGTAGAGTACTCGACAGTAAACAGCCTACTTAATAACGGGAAACCAAAGATGCCGTCTACAAGAGAGCTTGTTAAGTTAACAGCTCAGTTAGGATTTAACTTTGTTTTACAAGAGAAAACAGCTAAGGTTGTGGATACAGATGCGTAAGCAATATAGATACTATTATTATAGAGGCTTTGACATAGACCTAAAAGAAACTACCCTGCATAATGGTAATCCTTGTGTGCACGTTACTGTGAGGTATACGGATACACAGGAAATATATGATGAGTACCGCTATTGGCATGGAGAACCATTGTATATTGTAAAATACCTCGTACAAGTAGAGTTAGAAGAATACTTGTACGACAAGTATGGAACCAAAGGAGACTTTATTCCTTATGCCGAAAAATTGGTCGTTAGACGGTAACTAAATAAAGACCCTATCCCTAATAACGGGGTGGGGTCTTTTCATATGCCTTTAAGAGGGGAGCCCATAGAGGGAGTCCTTGAAACGTACGGGGTGGGGTAAGAACCATAAGTGTTGACTTTTAGGTGTTGACTTTCAAAATTCTAGTAGAAATTTTAGGTCTGGAAAATAGGTACCCCAGGGTAGCGTATCCCCATATCAACCCGCCCCCTTGTTACGGTCAAAAAACCACGGGGTAGGGTTGCATTAAATTGGACTAGTCCGAATGTTAGGAGCCTACTAATGTAAGCCCCTAACATATCCGAACCAATTTGTCAACTATTTAATTCATGGAACCAACGTAACTCCAAGCCGTTCCAAAGTGAAAGACTGGCATAATATAGCTTTTCACCTTATCATTGTAGAATACGTTTAACCGTTCGTGTTCCGTGGTGTATTCACCTTTTAGCTTCACTTTATAAGTCTGATAGATACCTTCTAACGACTCAAACAAAGCTTCCTGCCTAATCTGATAAAACTCATCTGTATCGGTTGGTGTGTCCTTAGGTAAGTCACACCATTCGATAATAGTTTCATCGCTTGTATTTTGGTCAATTAGTTCAAATAGTGGCTCATGCCAAAATTCATCTACTTCATTGATCTCATTAAATAGTTCTAACTCTTCCACGTTATCACTTACTTGTTCGGCATAATTTGAATATTTTTTCATGTCGATCACTCTCTTTCTCTTTTCTATATACATAGTATACCATCTCTATTAGATAAAGTCAATAGATAAACTCAAAATTTTTTAAATCGTGTTAGATAAGCTCTAAGCTCGATTGCTATGCTTCTTTACTCACTAGTCACCTAACGCCCTCATTTTCCACTGTAAGCCCGTGTAAGTCCTTCTTAAGGTATTTATATATAAAGCCCGTTAAAACCTTGCTACGGGCTTTATATGCCGTTATATACTATAGTTTTAATTCTGCTAATAGTTCTTTTTCATTCGGATAGATAAGGCTAGCGTTTTTATAGATAAATAACAGATCTGATAACTCTTTATTTTCTAGTTCTTCATTTGATACTTCTACGCTGTAATTTCCTTGCATGTAAGCAATCAAAACGGGGTTCCGATCTACTATGTCCCCTCTAGTCAGTTCGTAGCCTCCTAGCCCGTTGTAGGCCTCAAGTGTAGCGCCCTTGGATCCTGCTAGTTTAATAAAGTCTTTTAGTTTCATTGTAATCATTCCCCTTTTTTGTTTGTTTTGTTTATCTCTTATCTATGAGTTAACTATATCATGGTTATTAGATAAAGTCAATAGAAAAACCTTACAAAACTTATAAATAACAAAACTATTTTTGTACTCTTTAAGTTCGCCCCTAGGGAAAATGACACCTCAAAACTCTTAAAAGCCTGCCCTTATAACATTCTATATTTTGCTTTATTTCCCCTTAAATTGAATTAAATAACAATATCTCGGAATATATACATATAAATTGGACTATTCCACTTGTAAGACTGTGTTAGATGGTGCTAGGTGTAAGCCCCTTGTAAGGCTAACTGTTAGATCATATTAGGTTTAACAATTGGTCTAGTCCGGTTGTAAGTGCTAGCATATAGCCTCGTTTCAATGAGAGGTGCTGTTGAGATCCCCACCCTCTAACAGTCTTTCTTTTACTCTAGTAGTCCTTTACTCTAATAGACTTTTTTATTCTCTCATACGCTCGTAACCGTCCACTTTTCCTATGCCGTTGCATTTTATACATGTTTTCGTTTTGGTTTCCTCCTCTAATAGTCTAAACCGAGCGGATTATTTTCATTGTGCTTATTTTCATTGTCAAATAACGATACGTGTTTAACTGGTATATTTTCTCCGTTCTCGTCACATACATATAATAG